TGAGCATCATTAAATAAAGTCCATAAATGGTCATTGTTCATTTTCGTTACCGAATTTTCGTATTTGGAAAGTACTGGACTTACTTAATTAATTAATGCCAGTTAATTATTGGATCTTATCCAAGAAGTGAGTTAATAATATTTTCTCAGCTTTTGCTGATTCATCTGGATCTTTATTATCTACATATTTCTTTTTATTTCTTAAATAAATTAGTTGTTTTAAATCTCTCCTATCTTCTAATTGATCTTTTATTTTTTTTTCATTTTCTTTTTCCCATTCTTTTATATCTTGTTCAAGTATTACCGAGTCATACCATCTATAAAAAGTATCGTTATTAACGTTTTTAAATTCTTTTTTAACTTCTCTTATAACTTCAGTTCTATCAAAACCTTTTCTTATAAATTCTTTCATTCTTTCCTTACATGATTCATTATCTTCGTGAATATTTGCCATTAATCAATTCTCCTACTAGTAATTTGTATCTCTCTAACTAAATATCTAACTGATTCTTCATAATCTATTTCATTACCATTCTGTGGTAAAAAGAAAGTAGCATCCCTTTCTGCTAATTCACATAATACCGATAAAATATTAAGTAAAATTTGAACTTTGCTTTTAATATCCATTAGACTAAATCCTTTAAAAAAGTCATACAATTTTCTTTATTTATTTCTTTTAATCTATTAATTACATTTTCTCTATAAAGTTCTCCAGAGCTATTTATATGATTCACTAATCTAACTATAACTAGTTGATTTTCTGGGGATAGCTTATCAATGTGAAAAGGAACTTTCATAATGTGTTCATTCATAATTTTTGTTTATGTAACATTAATATAAGTATGATATCATAAATATAGTTTATGTACATACATTCATGTCGAGAGTTAAACAATTCATTCAAGATCATTCAGACTTGCCCATTCAGGACATTCAAGATCTACTTCATTCAAAACATTCAAATAATTCTAAAATAGTAAAATTTCAAAATTTTGATTTTTTATTTAAATTTTTGATTTTTTACTTTTTAAAAATTAAATAATTATTTTAAATTTTTGAAATATCCCTTTTTTTGTGTTCCATGGATCAATAACGCGAAGGGATCAGGTTTAAAGCAACTTGAGTCATCCTTATCTATTTTGTACGGCTTGCCTATATGTTCAATACCTTTTTTTATTGCTTCATCTTCTGAATTAACAACTATCGCCCATCTTTTAAAATGTCCCTTATGTATTAAATCGTCTCTTAATCCCCCCATACTGGCAGTTAAAAAAAAGTTATCAGGTATTGAAACATTAGTACCAAATAAATGAAGACTTTTAGAATAACAATAAAATTTTAAATTAGGATTTAATCGAGCTACTGCTAACCATGCCCTAAGATATTGACCATTAAAAAAGTCTCCACTAGAATGAATTCTAACTTTATTAATATTTTTAGTCTTATGCTTTTGAATAGAATCATTAATTAATTCATATGTTTTATAAAATCCGTTTTTACTGTTTAAAGTTTTTAAAATTAAATCAAAATTATATTTTCTAGATTTATAAACGTTAGGATATTGAGCTTCTTGACTAGCTGCAAAACATCTGAATTTATTATTATCGCCATCTTTAACTGTTAGTCTACCGTCTTTATTTAAGACGGCATAACTATGACACTCTGAAGCCATCGGACAAGTACGGCCACTAGGTAAATCAAATATAAGAGTTTTTTTCAACTTCTTATTTTGTTTTGACATTTTTAAAAATTGTTTCATAATTTTTTTTCTAATAAATGTATTTTTGTTTGAGTCTTAGTAATTACATATTGAATTTCTTTAAAATAAATATCGTCTTCAATATGATTATTTTGAAGTTGATATAAACTGTCTAGAATTATTCCTAGTTCAGAGATTAGATAATCTTTCATTTTATAGTGTCCTTATTAACGTCTATAACTGCTATATTCATTAAGTTTTTATATCTGACATTTAAAAAACCAACTTTAAATCGTTTTGCGTCTTCTTTATTTATATATGAACTTGTGTTATTAATTCCTAAGTTTTGAAAGTCTTTATTTGAATTCCAATAATTTAGAATTTCTTTTTTACTTTTAAAGTCACGGCCATAAGCTGCACTTACTGTTAATGTGTGATTCATAATTAAATAATAAATATGTTTACTATTAAATGATATCAAATTATAGTTTATATGTAAGGTATTATTTAAAACATTCAATAAAAAAACATTCAAAATTGCATTCAAAAATTCATTCAAAATATTATTAGTTGTTACTAGTCTATTTTTTTTTTTTTTTTTTTTTTTTTTTTTTTTTTTTTTTTGAAAAAAATTTTAGGCAAAAAAAATACCCGCTATTTTTAGCGGGTAATTTCTTATTATCTAGGGTTAATCCCTATTTCATATTTGGCATAATCCCTATCGGTAGGATCATATATGTGAAATTCTGAGCAAGTTTCTGCTAGTGTCCAATTTAAAACATTAGCACAGAAATATTCGGGATTATCATCATAATAATCTTTTAAATTTTCTGATTCTATAAATTGAGTAATTTTTAAATCAGATCCAGACCTAGAATAATCTAGGCCTATTCCATCAACTAATTCTTCATAATCACAATCGATTGTGAAAATAATTTTTTTGAATTCATGATTTAATTTTTTCATTTTTTTAATGGGTGGTTAATTGTTTCTAGTTGTAGTTTTAAAACTTTAATTTCTTTTTTTTGTTTCTCAATTAATTCTTTATTATCTTCATTTAAATCATTTAAAAAAATGATTCTATCTCTTAAGCTATGGATTTTTGCCCATAGCTCAGAAATTTCTTTATGTAAATAATAATCGGGATTAATCATTGACATTTTTTAAAGCTCCTGAAGTAATTTTTCTAATTGAGTAGTTCGAGCATCTAAGCGATTATATAAAGTTGAAATAATCGCATATGATTGCCAACTTAGTAATAAGAAAGCAACTAATAATAATTTAGTTCTCATAATTTTTTGGAAGGTAAAAAGGAAGGAAAGAAAAGGAGTATTTCTACTCCTGATCTAATTTTAGGAGTTAGTCCAGACCTCGAAATATTCTTTCGAGCTCTCGTCTACGTATGGAATTCTTTCAAATCCATAATGGTAATACTTAACTCCAGAGAGAGCATCACGCATAGCGTGTAAATATGCTGCGGTTTGATCATCGTATAAGTATCTATTTAAATCAAATCCTATATAAACTCCATTAGGGTGAAACATAGAATTTTCATTATCAACTTTTTTTAATCCAACATCTAACCCGTTAGGATAATGTCTTTTTATAAATGAATTAACACAATCTAATTTGTCATTAGATTTAGTTAGTTCATCATGTAAAAGTTGTAATAGTTCGGGATACTCCGATCTATCGAAATCAGTTTTCGACATAGTAAGGAAGGGTAAATTTTCAAGATTCTTTTTTTGTATTTCCTTTTGCGTTTACCTGGTAACCAAATTTTAAAAAGTGTTTACCTGGTAAGCATTTTTAGGAATACGATGGCTCAAAAATTGGATGTAGTACACGCCCATTATTTAAGCTAATATCACATTACCATAACTCTAATATCAAGTCAATATATATTAAGTATATTACAAAGTCCATCGAGGATCGATTTTAAGAGGCGATATTTTCGAAGGTACTATCATACCTAAATGATATTACAACGCTATCACAGAGGCACACAGGCCAAAATTAGGGTATATGGGGGTGCAGTTGCAAAAATTTTTTGCTCAGGGCCAAGGCGAGGAACTTAAATATATATCCGAAATCTTCGTTACTTTGACTCAACTTTAATTGAAAGCTCTGGAGCTTGAATGTTTACTGTCTCTACGGACTCACCTATTACTTTACCGAGGGAGTCTAGAATCTGTGCTGCGGTTTGAAGCTGACCTTTTGATATAGCTTTGTTGAACAGACGTACTCTCATCGCTTGTAAGCGAGGAAGCATATTTTCTCTATCTTTATCCCAATCTTCAGTATTCCAATGTTTTACACGACCCCAATCTTCCCAAGCTGTAGTTATTGAGATATTTTCAATTTTTGAGTGTTCTATTACAAGTTGTCTAGTAGTTTTGCCGTCTAATTGGCGAGAGTAAAGACGTTGAGCACGTTCTTGAACTTTTTCTGCTGTAGAACGAGCTACAAATCTAGGTCTACGAGTTTTATTCGCTTGAGCTACTGGAGGAGTAATATCGTTTGGGAAAGTAGAAGAAGCCACGGACTTAATCTGAGAGGGGTTAATAATCGAACTATAACCTAAAAATGTGGAAATAGGCTATAAATAGGGGGTATAGATTAAAAATTCTGTTATTTTTGAGTGTATGGCGGTAAAAAACAGACCAGAAATCAGTTTAAGATACGCACAAGGGGAGGTATTTAATTGTGATAAAAGATTTCGGGTGTTGGTTGCAGGAAGAAGGTTTGGGAAATCATATTTATCCTGTATTGAACTGCTCAGAGGGGCGATCAATCGACCTGGTGAAGTATATTTCTATTGTGCTCCTACTTATAGGATGGCAAAGGATATTGCGTGGAAAGAACTAAAGAAATTAGTGCCAAAAGTATGGGTACAAAGTAAAAATGAGACAGATTTAAGGTTGGAATTAATAAATGGATCAACTATTGAGTTAAAGGGTACAGAGAATGCGATGGCATTGAGGGGTAGAAGCCTGGCAGGGGTTGTATTAGACGAAGCAGCGTTTATGGATCGAGATGTATGGGCAGAGGTAATTAGACCTGCTCTAGCGGATAAACAGGGTTGGGCTTTGTTTATCAGTACTCCTGATGGTACTGCAAGCTGGTTTTATGATATGTGGTGTTTTTGTGGCGAACAGGAATGGGATGATTGGAAAAGATGGAGTTTTACTACGATAGAGGGGGGTAATGTTGCACCAGAAGAAGTCGAAGCAGCTAGAAGTCAGTTAGATGCGAGGACATTTAGGCAAGAATTTGAGGCTAGTTTTGAAAATCTTACTGGTTTGGTCGCTGTTAGTTTCAGTGATGAGAATATTGATAAGGAAGTGGAAGACTTACATATGCTGCCATTGTTGTTGGGGTTAGATTTTAACGTTGATCCTATGGCAGGAATCTGTGCGTATAAGCATGGCAACAATTTATATGTCTTTGATGAGATTATGTTGACGGGTGGAGCTACAACTTGGGATTTTGCTGAAGAAGTTACAAGAAGGTATGGGGTGGATCGAAGAGTGATTGCTTGTCCTGACCCGACAGGTAGTGCGAGAAAAACAAGTGGAGTTGGTGCAACAGATCATAATATCCTTAGACGTAGTGGATTTACTGTTATGAGTCCTAAATCACCCTGGAAAATAAGAGATAAGATTACTGCTGTTAATACTGCTTTGCTTGATGCAAATGGAGATCAAAGAACTTTTATACATCCCAGATGTAAAGAATTAATAAAAGCACTTAGAACCCTTACTTATGCACCAAATACTGGTTTGCCTAATAAAAATTTAGGAGTTGACCATGCTTTTGATGC